AAACGGTGACACAATGCGGGCTGCATCGGTAATAGAGTTGCGGGCTGTTGCATCAAACAACAAGCCTTCAATCTTGTCAAGAGTTAAAGAGTTGGCTAAAGCATGAATTTCATCACGGCTCATCCAGCCTTTAGCGTTGTCAAGGGAATCAAAAAGTTCATCGGCATCAACATTCCTACCAAGGTAATCCTTTATTGTGAATGTACGTGCAAAGCCTTTTGCTTGAGCCATGTTGTCGTAGTGCAAGGTGCGGGCAATAATGAGTTCTTTCATTTCTGCTGCCGCTTCAGGAGAAAGCAACACAGCAAGACGGTTTACTTCTTTTGTGTATTCCTGTCGCCACAATGGTGAACGGTCAAGAATGTTGTGCGCTCTACCTACTAGACCATCAAAAAACATTCTTGTTAGTTGGTCAAATTGTGCTTCTTTTCTCTTAACCAATGATGCAGATGCACCACGACCTTTATAGAAGGTTGGAAGATTAGTGTCTTGAACTCTTGATGAAAGGTAGTCAAGCAATTCTTTGGTGGCTGAACCGTTAGGGTTGAACGCTGGATTGCCATTGAATGTCCCGTTGGATACAACTTCTGTTAGTACAGGGTCAGAACCAGTTTTTACCGAAATGCGTTCTTTCTGCATTGATTCAATGCGAAGACGAATGTTTGCTGGTGTTGGTTCAACAGGAACAATTTTGCTTGCGCCTGCCGAGTCATAAAAAACTTCTCCGCTAGACATTGTGTTTCTGATTTCACGCAATGATTTTTGTGCAATAGGGTCGTCAGAGTTCAACCATTTCATGACATCATCAACGCTTGCACCACCAGCCAAACGACGTGCAATGGGGTCATTGAATAACTGGCGAAGTTCGTAACCGCCAGCAACTGCCCATTTTGTAGGGTCATCCTTACTGACTACAACAAAGTCACCATTTTGGAACTGTGACGTAACCATGTCCATGCGCTGGTCAGAACCATAATAGGCTTGACTTAGAGTTTCACGGTAGCCGTCTCCAGCAGTTTCATGTGCTTGACCCAGCCCACGCCATCCTTCAGGATTAAATTCTTCACCCAATGCGATGTCGTCAGGGATTCGGTTGTGTGTTGCAACAAGTATGTGGTCAGCTGGGTGAGTGTAGATGTTGTCTAAATCGGAGAAGGCAAGGCGAGCCTGTGCTTCCATCGTGTTGCGAAGACCATACGCAAGAGAAAATTTCTTTGCATTTTTCCAAACTTTTGTCATAGCAAAATCAACAAGACGCAACGGAATACGCAGTTCACCAAGTTTTTCTAAATCTTTTTCGCTTAGGTCAACACCAAATTGTTTGAGTGCGTTTCTACGGAATTCACTTTTCTTAATGAAACGCTGTAATCCTTGTTTTCCTGTGAACACACCAAGGAATGATGTCATGCGACGCAATGCTTCAACGTCTGGCAATTCAAGTGGTGTCTGTTGAAGTTCACTGAGAAGTCCAGGACCGCCGTGTTCCATACCACGAAGTTCATACTGACCGTTATCTGCAAGCACTGCTGCGTATCCGTTGTCTGTGCGCCGACCTGCTTCACCGACGTTATACATTCCACGTCCTGATGCAGCGTCAAATGCTGAAGCCCATAGGTCTGATGCTGCTTTGGCTTGTGCCGCATCACCTGTTTCTTCAAGGATTCTAGATTGAATGATATTACCAAGTTGTCTTGAAATTTCAAACATCTGGCTTCTATCGCCCTTTAACATCGCTTCTGCGAATTTACTCATCAGGCTTGCTTTAACATTAAAGCCTTCGTTTGTAATGTTTACATCGCCACGGACAGCAGTCGTGATAAACGCATCAAGGTCTTGTAAAGCCTGGAGTTGTTCACGTTCAGAACCAAAAATGTTTAGAGTTGTTGATTTAGGGCTACGACCAAGTAAAGGACCAGCGAACTCACTAGCCTTATCCATAAGTGTGTCAATACGTGTAACCGCTTTTAGTTTGTCAAATGTTTTAGACAGACCAAAATTTAAATCCGCAAGATTTGTAAGACCTGGTGTATATCCAACATTTTTGTTGATGATTCCAACCATTTCGGTTTTTGTTGTTGCGTTTAAAATTTCATCCATAATGTTCAATGGGAGTTTCCCACCGAACATTTCCCACAGTTCGTACCATGCCATGTCTCTTTCCATTGATGGCAACTTGCTTGTTACTTTTTCTGCTACAGCCCAAATTTTATCTGCCGCATATCTTCCAGCACGAGACTGTGTAAAGAACGAGTTGAATGTTGCTGGGTCAACCATGTCACCGTAGCCAGGGATATGACCAGCATCTTTTAATGCTTGCATTTCGTCTATTTGTGTGCGGATTTCTCCTGCACGTACTGCAAGTTCTCCTGATTCACGCATAGTGTTGATTGCTTCGTTCACTGGGAGTCGTTCACCAGTAAGAACATCAGCAACGTCAAGATGTTTCATTGGGTCAAAAAGAACTCGGACACGGTGCATATATTGACCGCCACCCGCACGTCCCCCACCTGCGTGTGTCCAACCATCAATACCGTTGTTTTTCAAGAATGTGTTTATGGCAAGTTCTGACTTTCTACCACCACCAGCAAACATATCAACAAAAGGTTGTGTGTTTGAATTCAATGATGCCGTTTTTGCGTCAGCCAATTCCTCTGGTGTTAGACCAGCATTAGCCATACGTGATTCAAAATTTATATTTAGTTTTTCTGCTGCGTATGAGAATAAATCCCCAACAACACTTTCTGCTTTTGCTCTATCCGCACTATTATTTAAAACAGACTTTCCGAAATCATCTAAAGATAAGTTGGTCAAATGAAAAACTTCACCATCTGAATAAGGTATTTTTCTAAGAGCACCCTTTAATATGGCAATTCCACTTTGGAACAAAGGACCACGGTCTGCGTATTGACCTATATCAATAAATGAAAACTGCTCAACAAGGCTATCAAAATCCCCTCCAGCAATAAACGCACGTGAATCATCACCTGGCTTGAAAAGATAATCATCAACAGAATCAACATCAAAATGCCGAGGAATAAAAGAATTCAATTCATCAATTGACTCAGGTAATCTTTTGTTTACTCTAATAAAATTTGCTACTGCGACACTAGAGCGTTGTGCAACAACTGTTGGTGGAACAAATTGAATATCATTAACAAGGCGTGGATTTGCATCTAACGCATCAGCCCATCTTGTATTTAAATCATCAATATTTAAACCGACATATCCAGGTTTCCAGTTTGTTCTTAAGAAACTGTTAGTCGCAACCATGTCACGAGCAGAATCTTCCAAAGATTTAATAAAATTTGGCAAACCTATACTTTCAAAAAATGATAAAAGCCCTTCGTCGTTTCCTGCGAGTGCGCCAATGCGGGCATTAATTTGGTCTGGGTTAATAAAGAAAGAAACAATGTTGTTGATTTCTTCGGCTGTCGCTTGTGGTGCTGAAGCACCTGGGAGTATTTCTGCTAATCCGTAATCTGCGTCAAGGAACCGTGGTGTTGCTCCTTCTGTTTCTACGAAACGATACAGTGTCCCAGGCGCAACGTCGCCACCTGCACCTGCCATGTATTCATCTGTTTGACCTAGGCGAACATCAGTAAGACCACTAGTGCCTTCTGGATTAATCTGAGGAGCGAACCCTTGATAAATTTCTTGTTCATCTGGGGACATCAGTCTTGTTCCCGCCTCGTTGATAGAGGTGTAACTTTGACCGATGATTGGTGCTTCATCTATATACAAACCAGGACCAACAAGGTTCCCTTGTGGAGTTGGATAGCGAGGGTCATCAATTGCAACCCACGGTCCTTCAATGGGACCACCTCTAGAACCGTGATACCAGGTGCCTGGTTGCGGTGTCAACATCTCAACTGCTTCGTCAGCCATTGAAAGACCAGCAACTTCAAAGTCGTTAGCCATTACAATCATTGCATCAATGTCGCCCATAAACTTTGCTTCGGCACCGTTCTGTGCAATGTTGCGGGAATCCATAGTGAAGTTACCCGCTTCATCTACATACTTAATTCCTTTTCCGTATGCAATCAATGGTTTGGCAACATATTTCCATGCCGCACCAGTGGGGTCTGGAAGCGCAACAGCCAAACCAATAGTTGCGACAGCAGATGTCATTGCATATTCTGGTGTTCCAATATCGCCAAACTGATATGAACCAACCCCCCCACTGAAAATCGGATTCTTGGGCAAAGCAAGAGGGGCAACAGCACCAAAAGTAAAAGGCATACGTGCTTCAGAACGAATCAACCTATTCGCTTCGTCATATGCTTCTTCATATGTAATGTCTTTTGTTGCAAGAATCTGCATAGCAAGAGTATTGATTTGGTCTGGGTCTGCTTGAAATGCAGTATTTTCTCCAGCGCCAGACTCAATAGTTAAAGGAATAGAACCAGCAAATTCAGCGAGCCTGCGCTGTCTCCCTTCTCCTGCTTTACCACCAATACTAAAAATTCCAGTTCCAGTTTCGGTTGGGTTCATTATCGCAGAACCGAACTCTGTTGAAGCAAACCATCCTTCACGAGCAGTGTACTTAAAGTCAATATCGTACATTGCTTCTTGAGTCGGGCTTGGTGCAATACTTAAAACTGATGATGGGAGGGTCTGGGCTAAATCCAAAGGCAGGTTAGAAAAAGCACTCAACCAACGTGTCATTGTTTTGCTCGCCGCATAGTTCTTTGCAAATAAACTACCGACGAATCCTTGATTATCTTTTTCTTCTTGTTGTTTTTGTTCGGCTTCTTCTGCATTGACAGCCAAAGCAGCCAAACCAATCTTGGCGACAACCTGGTCGCTAGCGTTAGAGTTAACCAAAGAAAGAATAACTCCAGGTGTTAAATGCGGAGCCATCTTATGTATACGTCCGTAAGCCTCAGCATCTTTTTTGCTTTTCTCACCGATGGCTACAGCCTCAGGGGTCACTTCGCTAAATAACTGTGTATTAGGAGAATAACTATTGTATTTATCTACATAAGTTTTCATTGCCCCCAAAGCATTGTTTTCATCTTTGCTTTGGAAAATGTCATTTAGTTTCAACGAAAGTACCTATCGTATGCGGAGATTAATTGTGCAAGGTCATCATTAGGGTATGCGTAATACAACTGTTTGATTTGGTCCATCACAGGGTCGCCAAAAGAATAGTTTTGCGGTGGCATATCAGCCATAAAGTTGTTGTTCATTGGCAAGTCAGGGCGTTGTGTTGGTGCGTTTAAATCAACAACAGAACCAGGCATAGGTCCAGGCGCACGAGAAGGAGCCTGTGCCTGCATATCGCTAGGTGATGCACCCATAGGGACAACAGATTGTGATGCAAGTTGTTGACCTGCCTCACCATATCCTTGTCCTTTCGGAGCCATCTTTGCTACAGGATTTCGTAAATCGCTACGGTTTGCATACTCAGCCATTATTGCCCTCCAAGTTGTCCAGCGAGACTAAGAACAGAACCAGGTGTTCCAGGTTGTGCAGAAGCACCAGCCTGAGGTGCGCCCATCGGTGGCATACCGCCACCACCACCAAGTTGTGCAAGCATTGCTTCAAGACCGCCAGGTCCTTGAGGTGGACCAGCAGGTTGTTCAGCGCCCATACCAGGCATAGCCAAACCAGGCATTGTTTCAGGCGAACCTTGTGGTGCCTGCTCTGCTTGTCGTTCTTGCGCTCGTTTCTGTGCAGCCATAATTGCCTGCGACAAATTCATCTTGTTAGATGAAACCTGTGATGCAATATATGCAAGGTCGTCTGGCTGGTATGGACCGTTCGGGTCTGCTGCTTGTGCCTGGATAGAAGACAACAATGCTGCTTCAATACCTTCAGCAACAATGCGGTCCTTCTCCAACTCTGGGTCTGCAATAAGTGGGTCTGCTTCACGAGCAGATTCCTTAGACATAAGACCTGTACCAAGACGCTGACCCAACCCAACGATAAGACTGTTTACGTCTGAACCTGCGGCTGAGTACGAAACATAATGGAAGTCTGTTTCCCACAATTTGTTTGGCGTGTAATCCTTGATGCCGCCGCCCATACCAGGGATAAAGAAAGACTTAGCACTGGAACCCCAATATGCTTTTTCAATAGCGATGGCTACCTTGTCTTCTTCGTTCATAGATGAAGCAAAAATTTCTTGTGCTTCTTGTACTCGGAAGTCCACCGTTGCTGCAAGAACGCTGTCGCCACGGCGACCAGTACGGATGTTGCTACCTGATTCGCCACCGAACTCGGCAGGGATAGCACCCTCTAAACGTTCTTGACGTTCAAGACGGTCAAGTGCTACGTCTGTTTTGTAGCCAGGGTTTGATTGCAACTGTTGAATGTCGCCACCCTTAACAACACCTAACTGTCCTGTCTTGCCGTCAGCAATCTGCATGATTTCTGGGTTCTCGCCAGGACGGGCAATAAGGTATTCATCAGGGAAAATTCCACGCTCAATAGCGATTTCAGTGAGAGCCTGAAGTCTTGCACGTGTGTAGTACATGCCAAGTAGACCATCAAACTGTCCGTGTGGCTTGTCAAGGGTGATGCGTTGAGGAACGATAACCAGTGGCATACCTGTACGGTTCACGATGCGTGACAGTTCTACTGCTGGTGCACCCATGTAGTAGTTGCCGCTGATAGGGTCACGGTCTTTTTCGTAGCCCATAACAAGCATAACGATTTCATTTGCACATACATATTCAAGGATGGTGAACATGTCATCTGCACGAGGCTGTCCAACACGCAAAGAACCGTTAATTACATCGCCGTAGTTACTTGTAAGCCAAGCATATGTACGGCTATAAGAGAAAATAACGTTGTCAGGTACAGGGTTATCTGTGTCTGATGCGGGTGCAGGAAACGTATCAAGTGGGTTGCGTAACTGCCATTCTGGGATTCGCTTATCAAAGTTAGGTTTGATATATACAGGTGAGTTGCTGTATGCAAGAAGGTGGCGGGCACGACGACGCATCTTCATGCCCATACGGTTCTGGTCCCAGATAGCAAGCATTGCCCGCTTACGGTCACGAGCCAACTGCATGGAACGGTCTTGTCCTTCACGCATAGCAGGGAAATAAGGTGACGGCATTGTTGATGCGACACGCATACTCATCTGGTCAAGACCCTGTACCAAAAGGTTTGCTACTGAAGACTTAGTATTGCGGTCCAATTCGTTCAAAGGGACAACAACATCACCGTTGGCAAGTTGACGTACTTGACGCATCTGGCTGAGAATAGGACCTTGGGCAGTAACACGCTCTCGGTATAGGTCAACTATTTCTTCAACTGTTCTCATACTGACCTTTTAGTGTAACGCAAACATGACAAGGCTAACACATTACAACCATGATGGTCGCCACTGGCGGGGCGGCAACTTTGCTTGTGACAAGTTAGGGATGTTTAAGACTGCCATCCACATAGACATCACAATGTCTGTACCTGATTTCTTATCTCTGGTCCACTTTGTTAGTTCTTCTACAGCAGCGAGGGTCTTCCAGTTGCCACGCATATGAGGCAGACGGATAGCACCTGTGCGGAATACCTGTGGAAGTAAGGCTTCAACACCCATCTTTTCGTCCAGTTTATTACGGCTCGTGGTGTGTGGAACAACGTTTACGCTACGGCTGGACTGCCATTTGCGTACAAAGTCGTGCGCTAAAAGGAATCTTTGGGCTGCGTTAATCTCCACAACCCAATGTGAGATGGGGTATCCCATGCGGAGGGACCGTTCTTGCCAGTCATCCATGATTCCTGAGTATTCACCTGTGGTGGTGTTGTATCCAAGGAGGTCTTCGGCTGTAAGTTTGCAGCGTTCAATGTCAATAACGTGGTACAGGTTGGTTTCTGGCTGGTACAGAATCCAAGTTAACGCCCAGAACATTGTGGGGCTGGGGTCAACCGCCACAATAGACAGGACAGGTGGGGCTAAACCTGGGGGTATCTCGCCATGTCCACGTTCATGGTCAATACATCCCTGATATTGGACACCATCTTCGCCCATACCGCCATGAATCCACGTTTTATTAATCAGATATGCGTCTAGGTCTAGTTCGCCTTGTTGATATACCACTTCAAATACGTCTGGTTTGTTGTATCTGATAAATGACAGGTCTTTCCAGGGTAGACGTTTGGGGTCTAGGAGGGGACCTTCGGGATATGCGGGGGCATCAAAGCGTCGGGACTCTTTCCCTGTGTCTAACTCTGGATAGTACGCCTGATAAATAATATGTTTGTACTTTTGTGATTTCAATGGTTCCATTGAGTTCACTTGTTCAGGGGTTGTTATGTCCGACCCGTCATAATCTTCATCATCCAAGTCGTAAGTAACTTTGGAGAGACAATGTGCGTATAGGTCGCCTGGTCCGAGGCGCTGTCCAACAACCGCCAGTAGCCCACCTGGGTCGCAACGTGCTTCTGCCACGTTGTCCCATCTTTCAAGAAGTTTATCTCTGGCGACAGATTCACGGGCGTTATCAGGTGAAGCCACGTCGTCAAATAGGCAGAGGTCGGCACGATGTCCGATGAATTCTGCTTCAATACCGTAAGCACGAACAGTCGGTTCTTTGTTGTCAAGTCCATTCCCATCTAGTTGTTCCACTACGAACTCGTCTGCTCGCCACAATGCACCCTTGTCGGTTGGTTTGAACCTACCGTAGTCAATGGACAGGCATCCTTGTGCGTCTTGTGCCAGTCCCTTTTTAACTAGTTGGGGGTCTGGTTGGATTGGCATAGGACGTTCTAGTGTTTCACGGATACGGCGGGAGTACAACTTCGCCATGTTCTGAGATACAGAACCAATCATGATACGAATCTTGCGGTCACGAACAATTGCCCACACCGCTACATCGTGGAACAGAGTGGACTTGCCCGCACCAGGGGGGACGTTTACTACGACGAATTCTTTTTCTTCGGACTCTAAGAGTTGTACTAGTTCTAGTGCGGCATCTACTTGCCAGGGGGAGGGGACACGTCCGAGGTAGTACTCACGGAAGAACGCAAAGTCGTCACGACCACGGCGGGCTTCCTCGCATAGTCGGTCTTCAGGTACAGCAGAGGGTAAATCAATAGCGTCCATAAACGAGTTGTATTCGTCTCGTTGCGCTCCACCCTCGTTGCGTTTTACCTTAGATGCTTTTGCGTCTGTTTCTTTGCGGAGAGCCTCAGCCGCTTTTGCTTTCGCCACCCACTTAGACCCAGTATTAACATGGATGCCAGCAGTACGTGAGGCTTGGGTTATTGTTTGTCCAGCAGTTATTGCTGCAAAGAATTTGGCTTTATCCGCAGGGGATACAGTTCGTTTTGTTCCCATACGGGTTTACCACTTAACTTTGTCAGCCCAGTATGCGGCAGACATTTTTCCTTTGGATATGTTACCAGCGTGGCGGGCTTTAAACGCTTTGTTACGTGCCGAACCTTCTGGTGAACCTTTTACACCTTGCTGACCAAAACGAATAGTTTTAATCTGGTCGCCAACTTTGGCTACAACAACGTGTGACTTCGTTGGGTGACTGGGTGTTGCTTTTGGTTTGTTGAAACCTGTGACACCTGCTCGTTTAAGACGAGGGTCTTGCGGCATTACTTCTTCTTTTTCTTCTTAGCCAGTTCTTCTTGCTTTGCCCCAACCATTTTTCCACCTTGGTTCATACCACGAGGCTGAGAAGAATACCTTGCTCTGTCGGCATCAGTAACAAATGGAAGAGGGTAAAGAACATTTTCTTTTTTACCTGCACCGAATCCTGAGTTACCACTCTTGTCGGTACGTGCCATCTTTTTCTTGTCTGCTTCTTCCTTCATGCGGAAGTCTGCTGCTGATGGGGTTTTCTTTTTTGCTGCCATGTTGCAAGAGTAACAGATATGGGTGTATGATGTCTGCAACTTCACAAGTCCTCCCCGATGGGATATCGGCAAGGCAGGCATGGTCGTACACCGTTTGCATGGTGCGGGGCATTTAATACACGGGAACGTGGGTTGATGTTTCCTGCAACCAAGCCTCATTAAGTAGTTGATGCCCCTGTTGTGTAAGTGGAACAAGCAGCGTTACGAACGTCATCTCGTAAACCTTTTGGTGTCGGCTTAAAATCTTGGCTACGGCGACCATCCACTCCTGGTGGTAAACCGTGGGGGGAGTTAGTTATCCAGGTTCACTAGTCATCTAGATATGGCTACCGCCCTTGTGCTTCGCACTGCGGTTGGTCACAAAGAAGACGTAAGCAAGTGGTCCGACAAGTTAGACCATGAGGGTGACTTTTTCTTTTTTCCGTTTTTCTTTTACTAAGACCATTTGTCTCCAGCCAGTAAATTGCTCTAGACAGAGCAACGGCTCAGACCATACGTAAAACTATAACCCCACCGCTTCAAGAGCCAGCAACCCCACACACCCACAGTAGTCAACAACCACCCACAGTCACACACAGGAATCAGACCCAAAAGAGTGAAACCATCTCTCAACAGTATGATATATATATAGGGGGGGGTGCCTCGGCACATGGTCGGGTTGCTTGTTGCTACGCTCCTAGGGAAGATAGTTGCAAATGCAACAACATGGTGAACTAATTTTACTCGCTTGCAACAGTTAGCACACCGCTAGATAGGGTTACCAATAAAAAATAGGTACGGGGGAATTCGGTCTGCCTAGGTTTGATAGGTGTGTCTCTAGGTTTGATAGGCGAACGTGTGTTTGGTGTGGGAATAGTCGGGGTGTGTTGGTGTAGACCGTTGTTCTAGTGTTGGGCTGTTAGACCGAACGTGTGTTCGTGTGACGGATGTCACGTTGTTTTTTGGTGGGGTATCGGGTAGACTACCGCCGACCGAACATGTGTTCGTGTTTGGATACCCTTGGGGGTATGTTTGGTGGTGTGACAAGTGTCACATAGAAAAGACTTGCAATAGTGTTTTACTGTTGATATAGTGATAACAACATAAAGAACGGGGCGCAAGCCTCGCAACAGATAGGGATACAGAATGTTTCAAATTAAAGTGACCGAAACCAACGGTAAGCAGTGGAACTTTGACCAAGTAGACGCCGACACTGTAGAAGTTTGGACAAGTGTGACGGGCAATGATGGCGATTGGTTCCAATGGGGAACGATTCCATTCCACGAGGCAATCGTTCAGGTATCGGTATTGGCAGGAAACGCAAAGCGCAATTACTAAGCCGAAAACCCGTGAGGGTTCTACGGGGAATAGTCTCCCCGTACTGATGAGGCAGACACTTCACACCATGAAAGGGTGACACAATGTACCGTAAAGACTACGAGGCAATCGCTAAAGCGTTGCGAACATACACAGAAGACATAGAGGCAACGGGAGCCACAATGGATACCCGAATCCGCCTAGACACATTGGAAGATGTGGTGGAAATACTTGCCGAAGTGTTTGAAGCAGACAACCCCGCATTTCAGCCCGCCCGATTTCGTCAGGCGTGCCGATAATGAAAGCATGGTCACGGTACATCGTCACACAATGGCACGACGAAAAACCCCGAAAAAAAATGTACGTCTACACGAACGAGGTGGACGACCAACGAGTCACGGGACAAGTGACAACAGATGACTACCGATTCCCTAGCACTAGCGCATGGTCACGAACTATGGCGGATAGGTGGACATGGACAGAGGTCACTATCTAGAAAATGTTTCACGTGAAACATTGGGGCTAGACCGATTAGGTCGGCAAGGGTTCACGACCCTACTAGCCCACTACCCCACAACGGGGCACAACAGAAAAGGACAACACGATGAAAAAGTACGAGACATTTAGCGAACGTCTGTTCGCTGAGGCGAGACTATGCCGAAATCTAGGAGACATCAAGAAGGCGGAGGCGTGGGAGCGTCAAGCGCAACACGAAAAAGCCTACGAAGATAGGCAGGCAGGCGTGGCGAGGATTCTAGAACTAATCGCACAGAAAAAAGCAGTGTGAGTAGAAAGGTTAGGACAATGAAAGCACCACGACAGGGTATCCACTACCTATGCCACCTAACGGGAAACGGTACGAAATGCTACGAATGGATAAGTAAAGAAACGGGGACAACTAAACAATGGAATGGGAGCCTATGGGAATGGCGCATACTGTGGGCAGATGATGTCACGGTACTGCCAGCAGATTACGCAAACACTACAGCGTGACGAATGTCACAGAAGAAATACTTGACAACTAAGAACTAACACGATATCGTGTTACACATACCACTAGAAAGGGTAAACACAATGACAATAATCGCAAGAATCAGAACAGAATCGGACATTGACAGTGGACTATTCGTTAGAACATTTGACACAATGAAAGAGGCTGAGACATTTAGCGACAATGCGTTAGGTAAATGGACAGAATCGGGACAAGTAAAACTCATATCATTATTTGACAGTGAAAGTGGCAACAGTTCAGAATGGGAACTAGAGAAAGGAAACTAGACCAATGAAGATTACAGCATCGCAAACAAGGCTACTTGTTCTCACTGAGAACCAATACCAACTATTGGTGCAGGCAGTAGAACTAGCACGTGCATCTTATGAAGGCGTAGAAGAATGGAAACAAGAAGAACGAGTGTTCGCACGATTAGGCGAACAGATAGAAGGACAATAGGACAATGCTCACAACACTCAACAAATACTGCTCACGATGCGATATGGAAACGCCCGAATATAGAGCCTCATACCGTACCGATATGTTTGCACCCCATTGGTCCACCCCTAACGGGGAAGAATGGTTACAAGATATCTGCCATGAATGTCGGGGACATTTAGAAGATATGGCAGACGATGGGGTTATATGGTCACTAGTTTATCAGCGCCGATTCACTACAACTAAATGCCACTATGAAAGGGTAGGAAAATGACATATTACCAAGCGAACACAGAATGTGAAGATATTATCTGTGATACGTGTGGGGAGACACGTTGGGAAACTCACCCCAAATATGGGTCTAACGTGGATAGTAGACTAGAAGAGGCAGAACGTACTGGCATACGTTGGTCTTGGGATGTTATCTACTCTTCTAACCCCGTCCCGTGTTCAATCTGTGGACATATGACTAAGTGACGAATGTCACAGAAGAAATACTTGACATTGGTACAGATACCCTGTATCGTGTTACACATAGCCAATAGAAAGGGAAACAAAATGGCTACAACAAAATACACAATCCACAAGATAGGGACACCGAAACTAGCACTACCAAATACCGTTGGGTACTGGTCTAGCGAATGGTGGGATAACGAGAACGGGTGGGGACATAAATCTACCGCCACAGTATTTGACACAACGGACTACAACCTACCGCTAGATGGTGAATGGGTAGAAATCTACATAGAAGAAACAAGGAAATAGAAATGGAAACAGAAATGGAAACACAACCGAGAAATATTTGGGAGTTCTTAGAAGATGAAACTATCTTCCACCCAACAGAAACGAAAGCCTTGTTTGAGTGGTCGCTGAACTACGACCACCAAGACCGACCTTTCAACCTAATGCTAGACCTAATCGGGTGGAGTTTAGACAACTACGGACACTCAATGTCTGGAGGGGTGAGGCTTGGATACTTAGAGGCTGACTATTTGGGTGACGCTCTAAAGGAATGGGCAGACCACCCCCAACAAGTAGAGGATTGGATTACAGACCTTATGAATTGCGAGGGATAGAAATGAAAACTAAAAGCAAGAACGAAATCATCACACAGAAATTGTGGGTACTAGCAAATAATTTCTACCATCATTCACCTACTGGATATGTGGATGGATATGAAATGCCACTGCCATACGCTAAGAAATTGGTGGAGGGCATGATTAAAGATTTATCGGAACTACTAAAAGAAATAGAAGGAGAATAGAAATGGAAACATACGAAGTAACACGGGACGGGCGAACGCTCGCCACATTCAGAACAGAGGGAGAGGCGTGGGCGTACTTACTTAGATACCAAAGCGCAAGCGTTGGTCATGCCGTAGCGCACGAGGGGTACGACATTATCTACCCCAATGGTACGGGTCTAAAAGGAATTGAGATGGGGGCATAATGAAACTAGATAAACACACAGCAACCAACCTACGCATAGCGTTCACAATTTATTCGCAAGGTAGGAACGGGTCGTACTGGCTCAACAAAGCACAGCATGATTGGGAACAGCGCACCAACGGTGAACCGATTTCTAGTGAGGTATGGCAAGAGGTTCGTGAGATGGTCGCTAAGGAGTTCCCTGAGGTGGTCAGTAGCAACAAGAAACTTTACGAGTGGCTGAACGGGGATGTGGCGTGATGGAAACGAAAGAAAGAATTATCTTGAACGAGTGCCACGTATGTGGTGAACCTCACACCCTGAACCGTATGGTTCACAAGTGGGATTACTCCTACTGCCTCACTTGTTGGCAGACAATAGACAAAATCGTTACGGACTTTAATAAAGAAATGGAAACAAAATGATTCCCGATAGCGAACATAACTTGATAGCAATCATGTGGTTTGGGATGGCGTTCGGCTCTATCTTCCTACTGATTTTGTGGGAAGCATGGCGAGATGTCAAGCGTGACCATAGGCGTGGTTCTTACCATCGTCACCCATCGCAAAGAAAAGATTTGTATCACAACCACAATCGTGGTACGGTACAGAAGTAATCCATTGAGAAAGGAAATAGAAATGGGTACACAAATAGAAACAATGCAAGAGCACGAGGCAATTGAACTGTTCCACCAGATGTGCGGGAAGTTTGGTTGGGTCGGGTGCATCTTCACCGAGGATGATATCCGTCAACGTCTTGAGGATAACTACTTTAATGAAAAAGAAATAACCAAACTGATTGAGAAGATTCAGTGGACACGCTCGTGGCGTAAAGGAATGGATAACGCCATGAACGAGGCAGGTAACGAGATGCTTGATGAAGCAATCTACGAAGCAACGACGGGAGAAACAGAATGAACATTATCGTTACAGCACAGGTCACATACGAGATGACCGATGTAAAAGATATAGAGGAAGCGGTACAACGTTTTCAGGACGCTCTCTACAGGGGGACGTTTGACCAAAGCAAACAGTACATCGGTACTAAAGAAATGTTCATCACGGAGATGACTGATGACGGGACATTCATGGAAAGCCCACAGATGTGGGAGATTGAGGAAGTAGCATGAAACAACTAACAGTAGAGGACGTATCACCAAAGGCGGTACGGTCAGCACAACTATGGCTAATGGGATACCTAGCCAACACAACAGATACCAACGCAGAGTATGACGAATGGAACCATAGTGACGGGTGGGATTTAAACCTCTATCACATTGGCGACACAGTACGAGTGAGTGCCTATGTCGTGGACAATGGGGAGACTAACGGTAGCCGTTGGGTGTGCGTAGCAGAGGGCACTGTCAAGCCACAGGATGACTCTCTCATCAACGCATACAGGGAACTAGCCTCGCAAATCCTAGGGGGTAGATAATGAACGGGACATACGAGATTGAATACCACTCAGACAAATACCACTACGGCATGGACACTGAGACTGTCACCGTTGATGGCAGGTCTGCCCGTCAGAACCGTACACCTGAGTGCCTGATTGCATACGCCCGTGAACACGCTGTTGCTCGTGGGTGCTGGAGATTCCGTATCGCACAGGTAAAGGTGAAACACATCACAGCCAGCAAGATTGAGGGCATGGTTACTCATCTCATCTATGAGGAACAACTATCCCGTGAGGAGTACGTGGCATGAGGGTTGCACCGTTACTGACAGTACGTAACAACCTTGCCACGCTACGCCGTATCCGTAGGAGACACGCTAAAAGGTATGTGATTGCCCGTAATAGCCCAAGGTCGCAACAGTATTACTGTATGCAACTGGATGGATACCGTTGGACTGCCGTCAAGGAACGGGCTACCATCTTTCGGGGGCGTGACGCTGTGAACAACGAGATTGAATCCACATGGATGCAGTACGAAAGTAATTACACCATAGTCTCTTTATAAAATCTGCTATCATAAGTAACGAACCCCCGCCTTGTCTCCCCTTCCGAGGTCGGGGGTTCACTTATGTCCTGATACGGGCAGGTATCTGCTCATCCGCTAAGGCGTAGCGTTCCTTCGGGGTTTTCCCACCGAACATCCCGTACCTACAACGCTGTCCACTTTCCTCACGCATGGCGAACGCTAAACATTCCTCCCGTACAGCGCAACGATTACAGAACTTCAATGCGTCACGATACACACTGTCTTGACCGCCAGGATTTTCGGGGAACATCACAGTGTATGGTACGCCCCTACATTCGGCTCGTTGTTGCCATGCTGGTCGGTCTTGTATCACTTTTTCTTCTTCCGTTTTGATTGTTGCAAGTCGTACTTGGCTTGCGTTGTTTTATTTCTATGGCATACACACGGACAGGTGTCGTGTGTGCGCTGGTCATACACCGTGATTGCCCTTAGGATTGTTCCGCAGTGTGTACAGTCAGGATGTGAACGGGTGAACTCCCATTGTTCAGCCACGATAGTTCGGCATGTTCTTTTCTACTTCTTCCATGATGCGAGGGTCTTCATAGAGGCGCAGGATGTGGATACATGGGTCGTCCCCGTCATCCCACATGTCTAGTTCCCTGTCGGACATGGGTATCCCGTCATGGGTGGAGCAAACTGGTGGGGAACAAAAGCCATGTTCCCTACCAATCGCAAGCCAGTCATCAAACGTCATCAGAATGGTTCTTCATCTGTGAAGTTTGACGATGGCATTGGCTTACCAATCATGCCTGTCTTCGCTACTGTGTCGCTGGTCTGGTCACGAACCCATGCGTTCCAACGGCATGACACACCCACTTCATCGGCAATCAACTTGGTTGTCTTGCCTGTGGTGCCGTCCTTCTTGGTGAACTCCTCTTGTTCGTAGCGTCCCGTGATGAGAACGGTAGTTCCTTTGGCGATGCTGTTCGCTACGTTTTCTGCGACCTTGCCGAACACGATGACGTTGTGCCATGTGGTTTTCTTCTTGTCGTCTTTGCCGTAGTTGTCTGCTACCGAGAAAGTGAGGACTGCATTGTTGCTGGCTGAGAAGCGCAGTTCGGGGTCTTGCCCGACTGTGCCGTGGATGGTGATGTTATTCATTTGGTTCTTCCTTCTTTGGTTGGAGGTTTATGTGTCGCATTGCTTTCTTAGGGCAAGGATGCGAGGGTGGGTCTGTTAAGACCACGAATGTTGTGAGGGTGACACCGCAGGTGGGGCAGTGCCAGTCGGTTCGGGTGTTGCCCTTCATTGTTTCCATGCTACTCGCTACCGCTACTGCTTCCTTGCCAGTGGGCTGACCCGCCATTGTCATACAGGTATTTGGCTACCTTCAGGTTACATGATGGGTCTGTCAGGGAACGTACTAACTGACGCTTTGGACGTTTGCATATCTGAGCAGTGATGGTTTTATACCCTGAATTGACCTGAAGTAACCCGACATCATAGGAACGGACAGCCCGACAGTTCTTGTAGGTGGATGCGGGCGATAGCACACAGTCGTTGTGGTCGGTACCTTTGCGGTAGTTCCAGCCAATGGCTTTGGGTTCACATTTTGACTCACGCCACATATAAAAACTGAACTCTTTGACAGGCAGGCGGTGCTTGCGGAGAAGAGCCTCGTACTGTGGGCAGGACTTGGTTGGTTCTGTCTTTGCGTGGGCTGGTGCTGGTATGACCAGCGTGATGGCAATAAGGGATGCCGTTATATATTTTCGCATAGTGCCTCCTTGTGGCTACGTTTGCGCCCCGTTTCTCTAAGGCGAGTTTAGCCTAATCGTAGGCTTGGTTGGTTTGTAAGTCTTGAATGTGTTGTGGGTAAAGGAGAAATCCTTTTGCTGGGTTGGTGCTGTTGGTTGCGAAGTCACGCTTCTGTAGTGTGTCACGGTTTGCTCTGAGATAGTTCTTCAACCGTTGCACACTCACGATAATGAACGCATCAGGTGCATACCTGTACGCCCACCACGTTGCCTGGGTCACGTTGATGCCCGACACCTTCCAACCTGCACCATTAGGATTCTGTTCTGTCTCTACAGCCATGCGTCCATTACGGTATCGGTCTGCCTTGACTTCCACTGTGCCGTTGTTGAAGGCGGTGAAGAAGTCAATCAGGTTTTGTTCACCTTCATGTCCGTACTCTAAGTCTGTTTTGAAATCAAACTTAGGGTTGTACCCTGCTATTTCCACGGGTTGTTATCGGGTTTGTAAGAGCCTCTGTTGTTTCTTAAACGTTCTCTATCTAGTTCAGAAGCAAGCCGTTCAATCTCACGACAAGCAATCAACGCCAAGTCGGGCAGGTGTGCAATGTCGGCTGCATTGTCTGCCACAATCTTGCGGATAATGACCAGTAATTCACTGTGATACATACTGTAACTCTCTCTCTTGTTTGATACTGGTGTTGTCAAAGCATCCACGATAGAAGTCTTGACCCCAGATTTCTATTGGGTGATACCCAAGTTTTGTTGCCCATGTGTCGGCTGCATAAATATCCATGCCTTCTGCTCGCCACCTGGATTTAACACTTGATTCCACTGCACCTACACGTTCGTCAAGTATTAGTCGTTCAAGCAATGGTGTTGCGTCTAGTCGTAGCCCTGCGTTGATGTTGGTTTCACGGTACTTCTTGCGGTATGCCTGTGCTTCAGCAACACAGATTTCGCATCGGCATTTGTGTTTCATGTAGGACGAACGCCCATGTTTGATGTCAGCCATTGGATGCCAACCTTTCAAGGCGGGACACTTCAGCCTCTAACGCACGTATCTGTGTCGCTAACTGGTCACGAGAAGCCTCAACTTCTTTTGCCATGTCTAAGAGTTTGCGGTATTGATGCCGCCAAAAATCCCCGTATGACATGTCACTTCCGTATACCTCTGGGGGTACTGGCATCGTGATGATGGGTCTGATGATACTCATTGTTCTAGTTCCTTTTCTTCTTGTAGTTGTAGCCATGTGTCAATGGCTTTACGTTCACGCTCCGATGGCGCTTGTAGGCGCACGAAGTCTGACGCATTGTAGATACGGTTCATTAGACATTCAAAGAGTTCACGGCTTGCCTGTTCCATCAGTACCCTGCCTGCTTCAACAACTTAACCATATCCTCAAAGCGCATGATGGCATACTGCTCTGCACCAGTGGCATGACCCTGACGCTTGACAACCAGCACACCAAAGTCTGCCCCTGCATTAACACGTTCAGCCTCAGTCTCCTGCAACCAGCCCGACAGTTCATGTCTCTTTGCTGCTTTACATTCAATAACAATAGGCGCACCACAGTTGATGTCCCCCTTGTCTAGATTGCCATGCAATGCACGACGTTCAGCATAGGGGAACCCGTTATCACGCATAAAGCGGGCGATAAGGGTTTCAAATGATGTTCCTTTAGAACGGCTCTTTGACATTATCCATCGCCTCCTTCACCAGTTGTCGTAACAGTTCAGACTTTGTGATACCGCCACGTACCTGGGTTAATAGTTCAATGTGGTACCACTGCTGTGCTGTGACACGCAAACCAAGGAACCGAGTAGAGGCATGTTCGCCTGTTGGGTCTACTGTTCTTTTGTTCGCCATCACTTCCCTGCTTTCGCTGCTGTGAATGTCTTACGCAATGCGGCAAGGTCTTTCTGTGTACCGAACCCGAACCGTACACCTGCATCCTTGTAGATAGTCATAGGGTTCAGGTCGTTGTCTACACACGCTTTGTTGAACGCTGTGATTTGTTCTTCGCTGAGGGGTGCGTCATCAGGGAGGGCTTGCTTTGGTGCAGGCTTGGCTGGTTGTGGCTTGTCACCATCAAGGTCAGCCCACTGGTTTCTGGTCCACAAATTCAACGAAATTCCGAAACGCATGGAAGCGTTACGCAAGAAGTCCCCGATGAGTTCCTTCTCGTAGTCTCCCTTGTCAGCCTTGACACTGCCGACACCGAGGAGTTCTTTGCCGTGGACTGTGAGCCAACCCCACATCGTTGCTGTGCCGTTCTCAACGTGGATAGCAGGACGACCCTGCACCCAACCGCATGGTTCCCATGACCAGTACGGGTCAATCTCAATGAGGATACGAGTGATGTCTGCGTGTCCAACGAAGTCCAACTTGGTTCCACCCTTGGGTAGTTGCTGGATAATTGATGGGTCTGGCTTTGCGTAGTCCTTCAGGATTTTCCTGAGTTCTTCTGCTTTGTTCTTGTCTTCCACTGTTGTTACCTTTCTTGGTGTTGTGTATGTGTAAGAAGTTTCCATTGTTATTCGCCTTTCAAACGGAGTGTTCGTGATGATGTTGTCTTAACGTACTGTGCGTACATGTCAGGGTTCTCTGCCTGGAATCGTTTAGCGTCAAACCAGTCACGCTTGTATCCCTTCCATGTTGCAACAGTTGCACCGTTGATTGTGGCAGATTCGTTCTCGCCAATCAAGTCACACAGTTCAGCCTTCAATCTATCTTCCATCGCTTTGTATGACGACAGTTCAGACTTGACATGCTTTAACTGTGCAATCAGTTCTGTCACTGATGGGTTCAGTTCTACTGACTCACCATTGAACCGTTGGTAACGAGTAGAGATTGTCTCGTAAGAGTAGACCACACCTTCGGGGTTCATGCCAAGTGCGATTGCGTTCAGCCATTGTGCCGAGGACGAGAGGTGTTCCAACTTTTCTTCGTCAGTGATGTTCTGCTCTACGATTGTGAGGCGCAATGTGTTGTCAAAGATTGCCCACGTCACACGCTTAGCGTCAGAACAGATGGCTTGCTGGACACCCTGGATTTTCCAGTAGTCAGGGAGTGTGCCTGAGTATTCACGGCTAGTTGTTTTCACTTCAAGGATGTGGCGTGTCTCTTCGTTCCATCCGTCAAGGGTGGAGATGAGGTGTGCGCCTTGTTCATCGTCGTAGCAAAACAGTTCATCGGGTGTTTCAAACTTGATACCAAGTCTGTCGCCTGCCCACTGGATGATGGTGTCTTCAAGGCGGTTGCCTGTTTCCATCGCTGCGTTGGGAGGGATAGGTGTCGGTGCAATTCCTGACAGCAGTTCTGCTGCGTATTGGTCTTGCTTGACAAATGGGTGTAGTCCGTAGATGGCTGCTGCTGCACTAGCGGAGATGCGGCGGTTGCCGTTGTTATCTTCGTAGCGTTGGTTCAGCCATGCTTGTGAACCGTGTGGTGCTTTTGGTATGCGATACCGTGTGAAACTCATTGAGTTCCCCTTCCTTCGTGTTATGTGTAAATCACTTTACAGGAGGGGTGTGTCAATTACAAGGGGTAAGTACCAAAGTTTTTCTAACCATGCCTACGGGGATGTAGAACAGGTTGATTCCTTCTCCTTCATGGAAGGATTGGAGCAGTGTCACATGGTCTTTCTTGCCACCTGGGTCTTCAGATGGTACGAGGAAACCTACTGAGTGGACCAGGGTTTCGCCGTCGTCTTCTACGGTTTCTAGTGTGAGCCATCCTGCGTCACCTCCGCAGGCATCTGCCCATTCAATTAGAACTACTGGGTATTCAGTCTTCATTGGCTGCTGGCTCGCCTTCTGTGCGACACTCTGGGCAGTAGCGCCCTTGTGATTGGTGCCATGCTTCTTCGCAGGTTGGGCATACGTAGATGTGGGACAGCGAGGTCATGGGTCTAGGTTACTATGCCGCTTGGTTGGTGCGTAGCAGGTGGTTTATCCGTTCAACAATTCGGATGAGTTCTTCTTCTTCTGGTCCACGAACCACCACTTTCATGAGGAAATTGCGGATTGTGATTAGTTCTGCGAGTGTCATAGGACCGATAAGATTATCAGTCTGGCTTAGTGATATACGTTTCCACGAGTGTTAAACGATTCTCAATTCTGTCAAGAGAATCCCGCAACGAAGAACCACTATTCGGTTTCATCTGTTCCTCAACAAACCCCATCGCCTTCTCAATGCGCTTAGCCCAACGGTACATCGGCAGTAGCAACCCACGGTGAATAACACCAAGAGAAGCCACTGCCGCAGCGACCATGCCAAGGATTTGAATGACGGTCACTTCCCGTCACACCACTGCCAGTGCCAGTGTTCAAACTCTGGTGACTTGATGTTGCTTCCCTGAAGATAGAACCCGAACGTAGGACCGTTCTCGCACATCCACTTAAAGCCCTTCTTAGCCGATGCCATGCCGACAATGTTGCCACCCTTGCCTTCCACTGCCAGGTCAATCGCAAGACCCCAGCCGTGGTTAGAACCTGACTTACCTGTCGGGTCTGGTGCAGCCGATGGTGCCTTGCCCTTCTTGAGAATCCAAGTCTTGCCGTCAAACTTACGGGTCACTGTGTTCTTCTTGCCGAGGCGTGGGTCGTTAGGCTTTGCTACTTCGTAGCGGTCCATGAACATGGCGAACTGTCCGTCATAGGAACGGTAGTCACCGATGTTGCGGAGTTGAATACCTGCTGCCATTGCTGCGTCATACATTTTGTTGAACGCTTCGGCTGCTTCCTTATACATCTTGCCACCAGTCTTCACACCAACAAGAAGACTCTTGTCAAGGCGACCATTGATTTGACCTTTCAAACCTGTAGGTACTACTAACTTTTTATATGGGAGTGTCTTTGACATTTGTTTGTTCCTGTGTTGCTTTCGTTGGTTGGTGGGTGTACTATTTCTATTGCCTCAGGCGGAGTTCTTTTTCCCTTTCTCCTTCGCCTGGGGCTTTTACTATTTACTCATCAGTTGCAATGTTAAATATGGCTGCAAGGATGAGAACGACAAGGGTGGACACGCTGATAATCAAAGCCTTGGACAGCGTGGGTCCTGAAAGGGTGATGAGAACAAGCCCTGTTCCTGATGCCCAGAGAAGTATGGAAACGATAACGCCTAGATATTTACGCATGGGTACAAATCTACCATTTCATGCGAGTCGTGGCGGCGGCTGCCATTGTGACTGCGGCTAGGGTGACAAGGGTTCTGCGGGTGGATACGGGGACGGTAGAACCGAGGGGTACATAGGTATCTAATTCCCCACTGAAGATGTCTACGGTGTCCTCAAAGGCTTCTCGTACCTCTGTAGGGGCTTCTTGTACTGAGGCTACAAGTTCTTCTAACTGCTCATCCGTGAGGTCTTCTATGACCAGGGCTTCAAAGACTTCGGTGGCTTCGTCTGCTGTGATGGTGGCAAGAACTTCAGGGTTCAGGGCTATCTCTGCTGCTTGTTCTTCTGTGATGTTAGGTGGTATTGTTGATGTACTCGTAGGAATGGGGACAGGTAATGTGGGTTCTGGAATGGGGAGCGTTGTTGTTGGCGGCATTGACGTGCTGGACGACGTGGTTGTGGTTGAAGGAGCAGAAGTAGATGTGGTGGTTTGAAGTTCAGTTGTGGAAGGCGCAACGGAAGTGGAAGAAACTACAGGCACGAGGGTTGTCGTTGTGGTTGTGGTTGACACTTCTGTGGTGGTTGTCGTTTGTTCTGTTGTTGTGGTCGGAGGGACAGTAGATGTCGTTGTTGTACGAGGCGGGTCCGTGGTTGTTGCTTGTGGGAGCGTTGTTGTGGGTAACGATACGAGGGTGGTAGCGACAGCACCCTGCCCATAGCCCAGTTCGTACTGAACATTCCATGTAGTGCCGTCACGCCAAACATCAGGTTGCCAACAGCAAGTGCCAGCCCGTAGACGATACCTTCCAGGCTGTAGTTCTACAGACAAATAGGATTGCAAACCGTTGTAGTCATCGTTGCTGACAATCAGTTCACCCGTATCTGTATACAGCCATAGTTGCGGGTCAGATAAGTAGCCCTCAGACTGGTAGGTTTGCGCTACGAACTGTGTTGGTTCTGTGTATTCAAACCAAATATCTGTTGGTCTGGTGATGATTGGGTTTTCTGCGCTGACACTAGATGACAGCATCAAAACGCAGAAGATTACCCCTATTAAAAGTGTGGCGGCTCTAGTGAGCCTGGTCGTCACGCTTCACACCGAAGGCTGCGTCCACTTCATGTGCTTCTAACTTGCCATCAAGAGATGACTTTGCAAGGTTAACAAGTACGTCTGCGATTGCGTGGAATCCACCGAGGGCTGCTGAGTACCACAACGGGATAGACACGCCTGTGCCTACGGAGTTAATGATGCTAGAGCCTGTGATGATTGTAAGGCTGGACATGATGAACAACGCTACGATGCGGCTTGCTACGTCCTTAGCAATCTTTAATGACAACATGGGGGTCTCCTACTGGTTAGCCCCTCCAGGTATGGGTATACCTTAGCAGGTTTAGTCATGCTTAATGATGTAGTTGATTAGGGCTGATGGCTGAACATTGCCATGCGTAGTACCTGTATCAACGTTCGTGACCGTGATGGCTGTACCTACGGTGGCTGTGATGCCAGTTGTTGCGGTATTGACATAGCCAGTTTCTACTGTGCCACCATCTAAGACAAGCGCACCATTAATACCACCGCTTGTGGTTGATATATCAAGAGTGTGTTCGTGTCCAGGGTCAGTAATCGTGACAGTCCCAGAAGTAAGAACTGCGGTGTTTGCGTGGCTGTGAGTGGCAACGCTAGTTGTTGAACCAAACTTAGAAAGCAAAGCCCCATCAAAAGGTGCCGAACCCTTGCCTACAAGAGTATGACCTCTTAGGTCGGGGGTTGTAGAACCAACGAGGGCAGCCAATGCTGTGTAGCCAGTAGTGGTTGTACCGTCACAAAGCAACCAACCTGTTGGGGCTGTTGCACCTGCGTATGCACTAATAGTACCGACAGGGACAAGCCTGTTAACTACAGCAGTAGCCAAGTCTTCTAAAGCAACTGTGCCGTTGACAAGGTTCGCTGAAGCAACTGTTACATCGGTTGGCAATGCACCAGCACCCAACTTGCTTGGAGCAATAGCAGCCGAGGCGTTAATGTCAGCATTGACGATTGCACCGTCAAGGATTTTACCTGACGTAATAGCCGAGTCAGCAATGCCATCAGCAGTGATTTGCGCCCACTTCACACCACCGTCAGCAACACTGGAATCAGCAACCAATACCTTATTGTTGTTGCCTGAACCGCCAGTAGCAATTGTTTTAAAACCAGAAGTTCCATGAACCACAATGTCACCATTGGTGGTGTACTTAGACACTAACTCGTTAGCCTGGTTTGCCTCAGTAGCAGTGAACACAGGGTAGATAGTTGCACCAACATCGTGCGCCCTGTCCGTGGTGTCATCAGCGCCACGACCATTAACCGATGCTGACCAGGCTGAAGTAACAGCAGGGTCAACCACCGTCAACGTAGTGGTGGAAGCATAGATAACACAAATCTTTTCTTCCTTTGCGGTTCCAGCGTCAACCACAACAAAGAACGGTGTCCCACTTGTTGACCAGCCAGACATCGCTGTTGCAAGGGTGATGCTTGTAGCGTTAGCAGCAAGACCACTACCACCTAAAGCGTTTGATACTGGCGCACCTTTATAAGACCTGCGTGAATAAGCCATTGTTATCTCCTAGTTTTCCACTGAACGCAAGGTTACAACAAGCGTCCCGTTAAATTGCCATGTGTTCCCCTGCGAATCTGACGCATCCCACTGTAAGTCTTCCAAAATAACTGAGTGGGTAACAGAACCAATTTGTAAAGTGATAATGCGAGGAGAAGCAATCAGACCGTCAAAGAAGATTTGTTCTTCTTCAACGTCGTAGTAATACTCTTTGCCACGGACAGTGACCGACTGGTGAAGCAACACGGGAACAACGAATACTTGTGAACGGAATGGGGCGGCATAGGCTCTAGCCATCCAACGGGTGAAGGTCGGACCTGTTGAGGTTGCGGTGGAAGACCTGGCAAGGGTGAACTTAAACGCTGCTTCAATGGCTCGTGTGTCTGAACCATCAAACGAGTTTTCAATGTCGTTGCCTGTGTCCCATACACCAACTTCTTGGTAGTCGCCGTCGTCTAGTTTCAGGTAGGAAGTGATGGAACCGATTAGCGGAGTAGAACGTGTGTCAATTTTGGCTACGAACTTACGGTCAGGAATACCCCAACGCCAAGTGCCTGTCTCAATCTCTCCTGTAGCAACAAGGTTCGCAGAGTCCTCTACGATTACACCTACACCTGAGATGGTGAAGGCACGTTTCCCACCAATAGACGCTACTGATTTAACTGCTCCTGTATTGGTATACATGAGGTCTGTTGCGTATGCGGGGGTGTTGGTTGCGGTAAAGACTGACAGGTCAAGCCTGCCAAGACCGCTAGATACACCGTCGTAGTTGGTGTATGCGAACCAGATGAAGCGGTCATCAGATGTAAAGTCGTTAACTGCGCCTGTGGTTGGGATGATTGCGCCTGCGAGAAGGTTTGATTGTGCGTCTGAGGAACAGAAACGAACGCCCTTGTTTGAACCGATAGCAATAAATCCAAGGTAGCCGTGGATGGCTGTGACTATTTCACCGACTGGTAGTTCAAGGGCTACGACAGGAACATCAAGAGTACCGTCTGCTTTGATGGTAATTTTGTAGACGAGGCTTTTGTCCCCTGAATGTCCTGCTGCATACACAGCGTTTTGTCCTGCTGCTGCGCCAGCCCATCGGAATGTCGTGTCAGGGTTGTCAAAGAAAACAGTGTGTGAACCTGAACCAAGACCGATTTGGTATAGGTCTTGGTCTACTGCTGCAAAGCCACGACCTTTGGCGTAACCAAAAGCAGAATAGGTTTGGTCATCTGTGCCTGATGTGGGGTAAAAGAATGTGGCAGTAGTTGAACCTGGTGTGGTGTACCAAATGTCGTTGCCTGTCCAAGCAATAAAAACATTCTGCCCGTTGGTTTCTAAACCAGTGATTGCCGTTGACGGCACTGGGCTGCTACCACCAGCAATGGTCGCAACAGCAGTCCATGTAGGGGTAGCGGCATACGGGTTGCTGGAGAACTTGACGACACCACCGTCTGCGACATACAGATATTCTGTTCCGCCTGATTCCACCACACAACTAAAAAGATTTGTGCTGGTCGTACTAAGAGACAACTTAGTTGTGTTAAGCAACGACAACTGTCCTTTAGTCCAAGGGTCAATACCTTTAGATTTATAAAACCGATAGTTCTGCGAATCAGCAGTGTCAGCATAAACCTGTCCTGCACCACTGTGCCAAGAGTCCTGACCACGCCTCCACAAACCACCAGGGTTAATAGCACCCTCACCAGGAGTGGTTGAATCGTCCGTTGAATCACGAACACGCTGCTCATAGCCACGTTTAAATTGTCCAGATTTCTGGTCAATCATAAAAGGACGACCATCAATAGCAACAGGGAAAGTATGCGGCACTAAAGACGATGAGGCTGTGCCAGAGAAATAAGGTGGCGTACCAAAATACGGCAGTGTGAAGGTAGGAACCGCCATCGCTTAATCCCTATTAAGGAATGTTGGGTATTGCCTCATAAGTTTTGATGCTTCAGACGTGATGCGGTCACGACGCATACGCAACAAGTTAGTGATTGAGTTACCAACAGAACCAGGTGGCACCTCATCAGAACGACGAGTATCACCTTGAGATTCTGTGAAGTTACGTTTGATTTCACGAGGACCAACCAAACGAATCTGTGAACCAAGAATCAAAATGTCTTCACAGGAAGTTGGTAATCCAGCGACGTTCTGAATGTTCTGTGTTTCAGTTGTGATATTGGTAAACGGTGACTTATATACAATAATCATTCGTCCTGCACGAACCTGCTCGTCAAAACGAATGGCGTATCCAGTGTTGAAGTCATCGTTAGGAAGGTCACGAATGAGTCGGCAACGACGCACCTTGATGTAGTCCGTTGATATGTAGCGTAACGAAACTGAAATCAAGTCAATGATTTTGTCTGTCGTTGGCAAGTTAACCATCAGGTCGGTGCCGTTGTAGTTCAACTCCAAGATTTTGATTTGAAACAAACCATTCATCGGAGATGCCAAGTCATCCAGTTCGGCGTTCATTGCTTCTAGAATTTGCGCCCGTGGAAACTTAGGGTCAACAGTTGCAATGGAAGATGCGGCATGGGCTGCGGCAGTTGTGCCGTTCCATCCTCGCTCAACAGTCACAGACTTTGAACCAGCAGAAATTTCCCAGACATACATCAGTTCGCTGTCTATTTGGATAACACCACCAGGGCGCATACCGCTAAGGTCGTATTGAAATGTGACGGTAGTGGTAGATGCGTTGATGGCAACAGTTGTTTTGTTACGTTCTTCTACAACACCAGACATTAACTGGCGTAGAGTGCGGTCTACTACGGTGCCGACTGAGGACATTTACTTCTTCTTAGCCTTAGCCTTACGCACTGGAGCCTTCTTGGACTTGTCCATCTTCATGCCTGTTTTCTTGGCTTCAGCCTTAGCCATAGCCATTCCCTTAGCGTTGTATGGGAATTCTTTTTTTCCGACCATTGGCATGGTTTGCTCCTAATTGTTGAGGTGCCTACATCATAGCCGATACCATGAGAGGTTGGCTTGGAGCCTTTCATCATCTGGTTTGATGGCTAATGCTTCGCTTCCGTGGAACCAGGCTTCGTCGTGGTCGCCAAGATGGTAGCAGGCAAGCGCCATGTAATCATGGATTTCCCAACCCCATGCTTCTGGTTCACAGAAGTAATCTGTTGGCTTGGTTGTCGTTCGGAACGCCATTTCGCAGGCGGCTCGGCAGGCAGTCCAGTCTTCACGGGTGCGGTAAAGGTTTGCTAGGTCTACCCAGTTTTCACGGCGGGTCGGGTCTTCTGCTACTGCTTTGTAGAGGTGGTGTTCGGCTGAGTCGGGGCGCATCTTTGCCATGTAACGATGTGAGGCTGCTCGTTCTGGGTTCCATTGCGAGATGCTGAGGTGCCGTGTGAAGTGGTGTTGGGCTAGTGCGTAGCGTCCGTGGTAATAGTATTCACGGGCTAGGTAGAACTGGCTGCGTTCATCGTTGGGGTTTTCTTCGGCTGCCAGTTTCAGCATCTCTAGGTATTGACCACGTGATTTGGTGTTGTCGGGGTGGTGGTGTATTTCTAAATTGTAAACATAGGTAGAGTTTTCTGTTGCTACTGGCGTGAGGACTTCATGGATTGGGTACTTCCATATGTGACTATGCCTGCCGTGGATGCGACCAATGGTAAACGATTGCCCTTCTGAACCGTCATCATGGAATGTGGTTACGACCTTGTGTTTAACCATGTTGATATCTGGGGATAAGTTTTCTAGGACTTGTCGCCAGCCTGGGGTTAGCACCTCGTCCATATCTAGTGAGATGCACAGGTCTATGTCGTCAGGAAGGCAGGTGAGTGCCACGTTGCGGGCGTGGTCAAATCTCCACGGGTCAAAAGTTTCTGTTTCTACAGTGACATCACAGTCCCATGCTATTTGACAGGTGTTGTCTGTTGAGCCTGTGTCAAGGATTAACCGATAGTCGGCTTCCTTACAAGACTCAGCCCATCGTGCGACATGCTTCGCTTCGTTCTTAGCGATTGTGTATACCGCTATTTTCATAGCCCCTCCTAAAGATTTAAAACAGTTTGCTTGTTCCTGAAGAACCTTACTTGATTGTCAAAGAAAGGTTTGTCTGCATCACGGATTGGCTCAACGTAGTAGTCGTTGAACCTTTGAATACCAGCGTCAAGTTCTGCCTGCTCCAATGCTTGCAAACCGTAGGTATCTTCAATGCCGTGGATTTTGAACAGGGCTGACAGTGATGATGAAGCCATGCGCTTGAACACCATTGTCTTGATTGCGTCATCCAGGGCGGGGATGTTTGATGGTCGTACACGGGCTGTCTCGCTACCTGCTAGGTAGTTGCTGATTTGCATAGGGGGCAGGGAGGCTAGGGCTGTGCGTTCTTCTGTGGTAAACCCAAGGAAGTCAAGGAATGTTTTGGCTGCAACTGCTGCTTCGTCTGTGCTGTTGAATGGTTGTTCAGCGAGAACGGACCATTCGTAGATGAGGCGCATGGTTTCCTGAAGTGTGCGTCCAGTGACAGGAGCAATGCTGTTGTTCACTTTTTCATTAGCAAGTTGTGTCTTCCCTGTTGCTTCTACATAAACGAGATATCCAGCGTTGTTTAGGTTAAGCAACGATTCGTAAATAACAATTTGTGTTACTTCGTCAATAACGATTTGGTGATTATCGTCGGTGAACTGCCAAGGACCATACATTCCTCTGTGGCATCGCCAGTCCCCACCGTCAATAGGGATTGACTTTGCGAAACTAAATGTTCCAAGGCTTGCGTCTAGTGGTCGGTCATAAATATCAATGATGCGTTCAAGTGGGCAAAGGTTGAGTACCTGGACTGTCCCATCGCAGAACACGGTGAGGTTATGCAGGGGAAGTTTCTGGAATGGATGCACCCATGCAGCGAGTAGTGTCCCGTCTTGCAGGACAAATAAGTCAATGAAATCAACCGATTCGTTACCTGTTGGTGTTTGAATCCATACGTCAACTTCTGTTGCGTTCTTAGGCAGCCTGTCAAGGATGAAGAATCCTCGGTGTGTTGCAATAATGTTTGTTGTGAATGGTTGTGTTTGAATCATGCTAATGCCGTACTTGCGTAGTATTGGAAGTAGACACGACCTGGCGAACCTGATGCGCTTCCTTCTCCTTGACCACCAACACCATAGTTGCCTCCACCGCTTGCGCCGTTACCGTTGCGTCCATCGCCACCACCACCGCCACCGAATGTGCCGCCACCGTAGGTACAGGAAGATGCGCCGCCGCCATTGCCACCAATTTCATTTGTTACATCGCCGTTGCCACCGCCACCTGCGTTGCCTCCACCGCCACCGCCTGCCCATGCAATCAATGCGCCGTTTTTATCATTGGCTCCATACCCAACGCCACCAAGGTTTCCTGAACCACTAGAACCAGCACGACCAGTATAAATATCTGTGCTTGCTCCACCGCCACCTGCTGCCGAGACACCTAGGTTAGAAATAGAAGACGACCCTCCTGACGCAGCGCCGCCACCGCCTGCTCCTAGAACAACAGAAATAGCAGTGCTTGAACCACTAGCAAAAGTCAATGATGCAGACGAATAGCCTGCTCCACCACCGCCACCGCCACCTTGGTTATATCCACCGCCACCACCGCCGACTAACTGAACGGAAGTAATTGATGGGACAACTATTGAACCGCCAGTAGGGGTGACAGTCGGGATAGTGATGTTCCAAGTCCCTGATGTTGTTTTACTAAGTGTTTGCAGGGACCAGGTAGTGAATGACGAAGAAGAAGTTGTGGTTGTGCCGATTGCGTTGGTTGCTACACAACGGAAATAATATGTGGTGCCAACAGACAAGCCAGTGATGTTGGCATACGAAGAAACACTTTGCCCAGTAATCGGTGTAGTCGCAGCGTTAACTTCGGTGAATGAAGAAAAGTTATTGGTTGTGTTGTATTGGAACTTTACTGTTGTTGAGTAGAAGTTTGCGCTAACAGTTGCGTTGAGTGTGGCTATGGATTGGTTGAAGTTGGTTGCAGCCGACAAGGAAACCGTTGGTGCCAGTGCAACAGACGAAGCAATAAACCCGTGTCTGATGGGCATTACGAACTCAAATCGCCAATAAGCACATAATCGTTAGAGCCGACACAGAACAGTGTGGCTGCTGAATACCTGGCACGAAACTTTAAACCAGGTGTGGCATTGACTGTAACCCCTGATGCAACAACAGTCACTTGACCTGCTCCTATTTGTAGAAGGTCAATAGCCTGACCAGCAGACAATGCTGTTGTCCCGTTGACAGTGACAGTGATTGCTGATGCGTTGCTGAGGGTCGCCATCTTGCCAGCGTCACTAGACACAAGAGTGTATGTAGTGCCTGTTTGTGCGTTTATGGTTTGGGCAGTTGTAAACGTTCCTGTTGGACCAGTCGCACCAGTAGGACCTGTAGGACCTGTAGGACCTGCGACAGTTGAATCTGCACCAGTAGGACCCGTCGGACCTACCGCACCTGTCGGTCCAGTTGGTCCAGGAACAGTTGAGTCTGCGCCCGTTGGTCCTGTTGGTCCTGTAGGTCCAATCGGTCCAGTATCTCCTGTAAGACCTGTTGCCCCTGTAGGACCAGTTGCGCCAGTGGCTCCGACAGCACCAGTTGCGCCTGTATCCCCTGTTGGTCCTGTACTACCCGTAGCACCTGTGCTACCTGTGGCTCCTGTTGCACCCGTTGCCCCTACCGCACCAGTGTCACCAGTAGGACCAGTAGGACCTGTGCTTCCAGTAGGACCAGTAGCCCCCGTACTTCCCGTAGTTCCCGTTGCGCCTGTCGGACCTGTTGCCCCTGTCGGTCCTGTAGGTCCCACAGCGCCTGTTGGACCCGTACTTCCAGTTGGTCCTGTTGGTCCTGTTGGTCCGACAACGGTTGAGTCTGCGCCTGTAGCACCTGTTGGTCCCAAAGGTCCCGTAGGTCCTGTAGAGCCTGTGGACCCAGTAGCCCCTGTTGCTCCAGTTGCTCCTGTTGCGCCAGTAGGTCCTGTACCGCCTGTGGGTCCAGTAGAACCTGTCGGTCCTGTATTTCCTGTAGCGCCTGTTGCGCCCGTATTCCCTTGTGGTCCTGTCCCACCTGTAGCCCCTTGTGGTCCTGCGTTGGAAGAACCAACGACTGTAACAACATTGGATGTTATCAGCCCAATTGTCTCAACTGCTCTAGTAATAGTGACATTTAATGTAGCCATTGCTACCTCGTCACGTCAGCAAGAACCGTGACATTCCCTGCCAAGATTGTTGAAATAACACCAGACGCATTTTCTTCAAGGTCCCAGAAATACAAACCAGCAGACAAAGCAGCAGAAGACGTAGCAGACAAAGTGCAAGTCACCTGACCAGATGTTCCGAAGGAAACAGTACAAGTGAAAGAAGCCTTGATGGTGGTGGAGTCCTGAGTGCTGCGAATCTGTGCCCGATATGTACGCCCTGTAATGTCAACGGGTGTAGACCCATCGGACGTGATAGTCACGACTAGGGTTTCTGTGTCACCACGGGTGATAATTAGGTCTTGGTCAGCAGGTTGAGCCATACGGTAAGAATCATAGCACTATTGCGGTGCTGGAGTTCCCTCAATTTGATGGCGAGAAGTCGCTAACTGTTCAACGGCGTGACACCCATCAATCGTTTTAGGTTGGAGTCCTTCAGCCCGTAGACGTTTATAGGCGGGCATATCCTTGGACCAGTTCTTTTCACGCTGGTTGATAGCCGCTACCGATTCGCCCTTGGTGGTGGTGGAGTTAGAACCAATCTGAACCCCTGCAACCTTGCATCCGAAACAACCCTCAACATCCAAACCAGGATGTTTCTCTCTATGCTTCAATGTAATCCCCGTATCCAGCAGCCCGCAGGTCTGCTTCCTCTTGTGCCGTTAATTGGTGAATATGCCCACCGTGGTAGGTGAAAGCAATATCTTCAAAGTCCCCTGGTTGCCATTCAGTGAACGACCCGTCTTTCATTTTGAACACGTTGCGTCCACGCCGACCTGGTTTCAGATATGCAAGGATTCCACGTTCACCTGGCAAAGCCCAGTTCACAAAGTTGTCTGTTGGTGGGCGAAAAGTTGCCATGTCTACACAATAGCAAAAGCCCCCCACCGAAGTGAAGGGCTCTTGCTTGCTGTGCTGTGTCTCTGGGACACGAACACTATACAGGGGTTATTAGGCGTTTACACCGATGCTTGAAGATGATTCAATGCGGCGCAATGCTTCCTGACGGAACACACCGTAACCAACGAAGTGCTTCCAACCGACTGGGCGGAAACGCTGGAGGAGGTCGGTGACTGCACCGTAAACGATTGTTGGCTGTGAACCATACTCGCCACCCATTGAGACAGCCTTGGCAAGTGCCTGCTGACCCATGATGAGGGTACCGTACACGTCAACTGTGGTGTTTGCTGCGTTAGCGAACAGAGGCGCACGTGGCGACTCCATGAAGCGCACGCCTTCAAACATGCCGATTTCACCGTTGTAAAGAGGCATTGCGTTGGTGTACTTGTACGAGTCACGCCAGCCTGAAGCATCGGTGATTCCACGAAGGTCATACGATACGTCTGGGTGGATGAAGCCGACATAGTTGCCACCGATTGTTGGAACGTTTGCTCCACGCAATTGTGCAACTGCACGACGGATGTCCTTAGCAGTGATGGTGTCATCAGCGTCAAGGTCAACACGTGCTGTTTCCTGGGTTGCGCCACCTGTTGCGTAGATAACGTTTGTGCCAGCCTGAAGGACATCACGAGCGATGGTGTCAATTGACAAACCAGCGTTGTAACCAACAGCGTTAGCGGCTACTGGGTCCACAGGGAGGAAAGACGAAGCACGAAGTTTCGCCGTGGTAACTGTTGCGTTACCGTATTCCTTGAGTGTGACGGTAACCTGGTTGTCGCTCATTGCGACTGGGGTTACGTCTTCTGCTTCACCAAGTTCAGTTGTTGCTGCTGCAAGGTCTGCGAAGACCGTGAACTTAACGGATGCACCTGGGTTTGTTGCGTTCGTGGCTTGCACGTCTGCGAACTGGTCAAAGTACATTTCTGGACGAAGGGCAAAGTATGCCAACTTCTCAAAAGCAACCTGGTCAACCGAAAGGTTGGAGGTGCCTGTTTCTGCTGCGTAGTAATCAGCCATTTGATTTTTTCCTTAATAGGTAGAGGGTTTAAATTTCCCCAAGGTCAACACCTTGGGCTTGTGCCTCTGCAAAAATCGTTAAGAGTTCTTCTTGTGACGCTGCATCACTGATTCGTTTTCTCCAAGATGGTCCACTTGATGCGGTTTCGGCTCCAGCAGCAATCTTGTTGGTTTGCTGCCATGCTGCCTTGTCCGTGTCTTGCGGTGTGGCTTGGGGTGTAATCAGTTGTGCTTCCTCTGCGGCTTGTCTAATAGCCTCTGGGTCTAGGTCGCCGTCGTAACCTTTAACGAAGTATTTGGCTTGTGGTGAAGCAGGGTCAATACCTGCCTTAACGAAAGCCATCTCTCGTTTAGTGGTTTGGAACTCTGCAACTTGTTTGCGTAGTTCCTTGGCTTCCTTCTCCAACTGCTTCATCCGTGAACGAACTGGGTTCGTTTCTTGGACTGACTCGTCATAGATGGATTCGTCGTCTTCGTAGGTATCTGCGAAATTTGACATATGGCACTCTCCTTAGGTCCACACCACATCGGAGGAACGTGGTGGCTACATGATTTACACCCCATGTGACGCTACGGTATCGGGGGATTTCCCGTAGGTTTCAGCCATCGGCTTACACAGTGAACTATATCACACTATTGACCTACTGTGCGTAGACCTGTGACTCCTTGTTGTGTTTCGCCTAGACCGCCACCTTCTTCAAAGGCTGCCTTGCGCTTGCGTTGGCGTTGGGCGATGCGTTGTGCGGCGGCGGCGTTGGTTCCGAGTGCGCCACCGATTTGTTCTTCACGGGTGATTTGTTCTTCACCAGCCATAGTTGTGTCAAACAACTCTCTTGATGCGCCAAGACCTCCGAACGCTCTACGAGCGTCGGCTGGCTGGATTCCTTGCTGTGCAATGCTTTCTGCTTCTTGGGCAGACAGACGCATTTGAGCCTGGGTTTGTGCTTCTGCTGCAATCTGGGCTGCCTGTGCTTGGCGTAGAACAATGTCTTTTGATTTTACTGGGTCAATAAAGAAAGCGGCAAGGGAGGCATCGTCAACCATGTAGAGGCGTTTCATTTCTGCCAAGATTTGCGGGTCGGCATCTTTTACTGCCTTGTAGCCGAGCATGATTCTTTCTTTTAGTTCGGTTCCGTCGGTGTCGTTTCCGATGAAGTTTGCAAAGTCTTGTTGTGTATCGTAAAACCCTATAGGCATACCAGAAGATTTCAACGCCTGACGATACGATTCCTCGTATTGAAGGTAAGCACCAGGGCTTAACTCTGGACGACCAGCAGCCACACGCTTTGCATTGCCAGCGAACCTATTTTTATAGGTTGTTGTATTCCTTGTAGAGTCAACAATTAACTCTTGATTATCTGCAAGACCAGGGTTCGCCTGAACAAAAGTCCATGCCGCATCAATCACATCTTGGGCATCAAGACCGAAAGGTCGGAGATAGGAAGCCAGGGTTTCTTTTGCGTCAGCCATTATCTGACCTTACCAAAAGCACGAGTTAAAGAACGACCAATAGTGGCAGCCAAATCATTAGCCTGCTGGGTTTGGTTCCAACCATACGTAGCATCAGTACGCAACTTTTTGCTCCAATCAGCAAACGACATAGGAGCATTGCCC